AACGGAGTTCAGTAATCTTATGTGAAACTTTGTCAAGATTGATAGTCGGTCCATCAGGGTGATTCAATTCACCAACCGCTCTACCAGTCTTTACTTGTTCTTTAATATATTTGTTAACAGCATTTTCTAAGATAGCCTTATCGTATATACGACCATTTCTATTTTTAGAATCGGCTTGCATAAAAACACCTTCAATAGCTAGTGATTTTTTACCACCAACTTTTTCTTCGATAACTTCTAAATCGCTATCAATATATTCTGCAATCAGTTTCATTTTATCTCTCCAGCATTTTCATTAATTGTTTAGCCGAAGTTTCCGCATCCTTTACAGAATCATATACAGAATCGTCTACAGCTTGGCCATCGTAGTAAAGCATAAAACCCTTACCGCCAAAATTGGTAATGGTAATATCCTTCTTTTTCTTTGGCGATTTAAAGGCCTTTACGACCTTTTCGCCACGCTGTAGCTTTATCTTTTCTTGTAAATCTGCAAAGGTAATCACTATTCTTCCTCTTGCGATTGTGCCCTATCTTGCAATGTAGAAGCTATTTCAATCTTCTTTGCATCTAGAGCTGCGGTCAACTTATCAGCCATTACACTGTTAAAGTTTCTACTAGCAGCAACATTGTCGCCACTTTTCAAATCATTAATCATTTGTTCTATAGACATTTTTATTCCTCGTTTATATATTTATAAAAAATTAGATGTCAAGACTAAAAATCTTCTTCTTCTGCATCTATTTCACCACTCTTTACTTCGTCCTCAATCTGAGCTTTAAGTTCTTTTATGTCTTCGTCAGATTGTTTTAGTACATGCTTTCTAATCCATTCGTATGATACATATTTACCAACATATTCATCAACAGTCGCTAGCATATCAAATCTTTCTCTCCAGATTTCAGCCTCTTTTAGCTCTGCAAAATAGTTATCTTCAATAAAGTCAAAGGCAATTGATTCTTTCCAACTATTCCAATCATCACGAGTAATAATACCCTTAAGAATGAGCTGAGTTTTAAGTAGCTGTATGAATATGTCGCTAAAGCGTTTTCTTAAACGATCAATAAACTTCTTAAATTTAACTTCGTCTCTGGATATCTCAGTAGATCTACCTAGACTAAACTGAGCCTCTTGCTCTAATCTATTTGATGGTACATTAAGAGATTTATAAAGCTTCTTCTGGAAATATAGAATATCATCTATTTGTCCAAGGTTTTCACCACCTGGTAATGTAGTAATTTCTGTACCTCTACCGCCTTCTCTTCGTGGTAGGAAGAAATCCTCCAGCATTGACATATGCTTCTTATCATCTTTAATATTACCAGTATTAGCATCATAAACCATTTTGTTTCTATATTGGCCCATGATATTCTTCAAGTATTCTTCGGCCTTGCCCTTAGGTAAGTTACCAACATCAATATAGAAGATTCTACGTTCTGGTGCTCTACTGATTCTGTAAATAACCAGTGAGTCTTCCATCATTCGCAATTGGTTAACTGGCTTCAGCGCCTTTTGCAAATAACTTAAAATTCGTTTACGCGAAGGATCTAACACCCCTGACGTACAATATGCGATTGAATCCTTATGTATTTTAATGCCTTCATTATTAGAATGAAGCTTATCATCTTGAAATAAGAAAAATTCTTTCTGACCGACAACAATATTAGCACCCGTCGCAGGATCTTTCTTTTCTTCGATTTCTTTTACTTTTCTAAGTTTGGTTGGATCAATATATCGTAGTTCTTTAATTCCAGCCTTTGCTTTATCTTTATCGATGATAATATGATAGGGTAATCTACCATCTACATACCATCGTCTAAAAATATCGTGCGCATACGCATTAAAGTTTAACAATTTAAGTACAGTATTAAACTCTTCTGTTACTGCTTCCTTAATGGAATCAGATGTGTCAACTTCATCTAATATTAATTTCACAGGTGTATCATCGTGATCACCAACAATAGCTTCATTTACAATGTCGTCAATTGCAGCATCGCACTCAGGTTGAGTAGCCACGTCACGATATTTGTAAATTAAATCAATTTCTGATTTAGCCTTGTCACCATCAAGATCGACGTAAGCTCCAAAGTGACCACCAGCCTGAATGACACCAGCACCGTCCTCATCTGTATTAGGTACAAATGACGGTCTGATGGGTTCTTCACCACCTTTTCGCTTTATTTCAAATCCAAAAAATTCTGCCATTTTTTTTATCCTATAATATTATCGGAGGGGGAATTGTTCCCCCTCGTCTAATAGTATTTATACGACTACTAAGAAGTAGTATTTGACTCCCAGTACTGAACTTGTAGCTCAACTGTAAACTCTTCAATCTCGTTTTCGTTGTCATAACTTAAATCGATTTCAGAAACATTAGTAGGGAAAGTACCTCTAATGTCATAGCGTTTTACAGCATCACCATTCTTGTCAAGTTGCTCAACAATCATGTCTGCCATATATTCAGTTGGATTAGCCAAACCACGGCCGTCAACGTGTTGGTTAATACCGTTGCTCCATCTTTCGAAAGAATCACGAACTACAAAGTCAACGTCATTTAACACTGTAATTGTCCATGGTTCGAAAGTTCGGTCACCAGCCATGACTAGCTTGCGGCCACGGAAGTTAACCTCTACTGGATTAAGAATTGATGCTGGTAATTGAGCAGCTTTACATAGGAAAGAAGTCAATTCAACATTGCCCTGAGCATAGCCAGGAAAGTTACATGTGACTTTAAACATGTTGGATCTAGCGCCACCGCCAGTCAACTTTGATTTAAAATCATCTACGCCTAAAATTGCCATTTTCTATCTCCTCCTAACCGCCGGCGACTTCAGAGAAGTCAACACCAGTTCTTGTTGCAATGAAGTTTAGTGTAATAAAGTTAATAGATCGAGCTGGCTTAATGTAGATGTCAGCAACAAACTGATTAGAATCAATTACTTGACCAGTATTGTTTGATTCATCGCATACTACCAAGAAGTCGGTAAGACCACGACGGCCCTTAACATCTCTTAAGAATGGTTCGATCATATTTCTAAATTGTGCTTGGGTAAATTCATCGTTAAACTCGAATAACTGAGCCTTAGATGCAGTACTGATAGCTTTTTCCAATACGATGAATAGACGACGAACGTTAATTCGATCAAAAGCAGAAGCTCTGCTTAATAGTGTCTTATCACCGAATAGCATTGTACCCTGACCTGGGAACGATACTAATGGATTAACGCGTGCTTTATATAGCATATCACGTTCAGCTTTAGTTGGGTTATACGATAAGCGAGTTACACCACGTAATTGACCGCGGTTAACACCAGCTGGAGAGAACCATGCATCCGCAACACTATCAGTATTTGCACAAAGACCAGCGCAAAGACCAGAAGCTCCAATCCAACGATAAACATCATGGAACTTATCGTATACGTATACTGATGCAGAATCAGCCGCGCCATAGGAAGATGAGTTTAAACTATCAACCCAGCTCTTAGCTAATGCAGGTGTAGTCGCATTACCAATAGGCGGTGAAACAAATGCCATACAATCTTTACGTGTCTCGCACAATGTAATAATGTGATCAGCAATGTTTTTAGCATCAGTTGCGTCTGGATATGCAAATAATAAATTTACATCTTCAATGTCTGAATCAGCAAATTTATCAAATCCGGCAGTAATAACAGAATGACCAATCGCCGAATTTGCGTCAACGCCGCCAGTCAATGCTGCACTATATACAGTATCTGATGCTGCATAAGCGGTTATTGCAGATGAAGTATTTGCAGGATTCAATTTACCGCCACCTTCTAATGTGTCACTCCAGTCAATAAAGTATACATATTCAGATTTAGCATTAATTACGTTCGGCACATATGTGCTAGCGCCAGCTGCATCAACTGCGTCTTCTGCCTTCGATAAAAATTCATAAGTTTCTAAGATGGTACCTTTAGTACCAGTAATTAAACCATCTTCATCTACTACAACCACATGCATTTCATCGTGCATGTCAGCACTATGATATTTTTTAGCAAAATCTGATGTTGATGGTGGAGCACCAAATAGAGATCTATAACTATCAAATGCCGTCGTGCCCATAGCAGTCGCATTGCTTACTGCATAAACCTTTATAGAATTACCTAACACGCCAGGATAACGTGCCGCCCAACTACCTTGGTTTGCTTCAGTTAATGGAGCTGTACCTGTCATTGTTGCTGTAAATTCTTCATGATTATTAATTGCTACTGCAGTACTTCCGCTTACCGCGTTTGTTGCTGCAGCCCCTGCAACCCTTACTACCTTTAGTGCGTTTCCATACTTTAAGAATGATGCCGCAGTTAAAAAGTAGGGAGCTGTGTCCTCATTGGGAGTAGAAAAAACTGTAGCCATCGCATCTTCAGACGATACGAGTACAGGTTTATTCACTGGCCCCCAATTAAAGGCACCTGCGAATCCACCAATGCTGGTTGATACGGCAGGTATTACGCTCGTTGCGTCAATTTCATTGACTTGAACGCCTGGTGATACTTGAAATGCCATCGCTTTATCCTCTTTTATAAATTTGAGTTAGTTAATATGTCACATAATACGAATTAATCTTCACTTGTTTATTTATAAATAAAACAATCTTAACTTTACTCGCCTTTGAACATCGACTTATAAGTGGCTGGCTTGAGCCATATGTCTCTATTCATAAATTTTTCTAATACGTCCTTTGGTAGGTTTTCTCCAGTAGCTTTTCTATAACCTCTTGTTCCAGGCGTAGAATTAATTTCAATAAATGTTGGAGGAATTTTATTTCTATCTTTCGAAGGAAATATATCTACGCCTACCCATAAGCCGTCAACAGCCTTTGCTGCTTTTTCTACATGCTCTATTTCTAAATCAGTTAATTCTATTGGAGCTGGCTTTGAGCCTAATGATACGTTAGTTCTAAAATCCTTTTTAACTGTTGGTCTTTTAATCGCTCCATGGAATTTACCTCCAATAACGTGTGCTCTAATATCAAAGGTAAAATCTTTAATCATACTTTGTAATAGGATACCCATATTTGGATCCAGCTTATGCAGTAGCTGAACCGTAGAGTGTAACGAGCTCTCTGAATCTATTTTAATTACACCAATACCGAGTGAACCTGTAAGAGTCTTAAGTATGATTGGATATTTATCACCTAATCTTTCCATTGCGTCAATGGCTTTTTCTTGATGGTGGACTAATACTGTTTTAGGCTGTTGCAATTCTGCTTCTGCAAGATATAGACTTGTTCTATATTTATCTGATGTGATTTCCATACAAGAGCGAGTGTTAACGCATACTACGCCTGCTCGTTCTAGTTGTGTTAAGAAGTCTGACCAAGCCTTTCTTTTTGTAACCGGAGCTCGTACGAATACGAGAGTATTATCGTCAATTTTAAATTTGCGTTCTTTTTCGGCCATTCCATCGTAAATGTATCTTACGTCATTTTCTAAATCGGAATAGGCGCCTTGGACATCAACTTTAAATCCAGTAAGACCTAGCTTTTTACCTTCTTCAATAAAGTCGTCAGCGGTCTTTTCTGGATCATCAGGGTCTTCAGGATCGTCATACCACAGATATACAAACTTATATTTTTTAGTTTCTTCTTCTAAAACGTGCTCATGCTGTTCTTTAGCATGACGTCTTTCGATTATTTTTTTTACTAGTTGTCTTTTCATTTGAAGCCCTTCCACTCCTTTTCGAACCATATGTTACCGTCGTCTCCTTTCTCACCACTATTTATATGGTTTTGACCATTATCTATATAGCCAAAAGGCAACATATCGTCTTGAATCTCTGCTAATCTTTCCTTGTATAGCAGATTCTTTACGTCTATATTTGTTAAATTTTCAAATACATCAGTGGAAGTAAACCAACCAAATAGAACTAAATTCATCATTAGATCATCGTGATTGGGCGCAACTGCTTGATACGAATTACCTTTAGAAACAAATGTCGACATTTCAACAATCGTATCTGAATCGTATATGACCAATTTCTTTTGCTCAATTAAATCTTTTATTGTAGAGCACCCAATTCGTTTTACTCTTCTTGTCATTGTAACGCCGATAGCATTACTCTTAATTGAAGATTCTACAAAAATGTTTTCGTATTCTAAATCGTAATATAATCCATTACAAACTACAGCCCCTTGATCATTACTCTCTACAAGCACATAAGCTTCGTTATATGTTTTGGCATACTTGTAAATGATATCTGGAAATAGCATAGGCGATAGCTTATTATCTCTGAATACGCATACTTGCTCAAAGGGCTGGGCCGATACGTCTATAACATTAAATGTAGAATAGTCTTGCCCTCGTCCTTTAGCAACATCAACACAAATTACATATTCGTGGCCTTCTTGTGGCTCTTTGTAGATGGAGATATTTTCCTTATGGTACTTTGGATCTACTGCCTGTTGCGCCAATAAATGATTAGCATCAATGAGCGTATTACCTCGACCATGGAATGTATTACCAAACTCCTGATCAAACTGTAAGGCAGAAGTATTAGCAATGGTTTGTTCTTTCCATTTCTCATCTCGCCCTGGAACGTCCCACCAATCTACTCTGAATGGCTTAAATTCGTTTGTGCCCTGACTTGCACCTTCCCACAATTTATGGTATACGTTACCGATGCCATTAGCTGTAGAGGTAATAATAATTTTTGTTTCTTTACCAGAAGATACTACTGGGTATGTTGATGTATAAAACTGTGCATCATTCTCAATGAATGCAAACTCATCGAGAAACAATAAGTTAATTGATAAACCACGAATAGAACTACCAGACGTTGCTGCAGCAATAATCTTTGAATTATTACTAAACTCAATTGATCCTTTATTTAATGCCTTACAGCCAGGTTGTAAAAAGAATGGCAGGTTTTCTAACATTAGCGTTACACGAGCTAACATTTCTCTCGCCGTAGCACCTTTGTTTGCCAAAATAGCAATAGTCTTCTCAGGGTGGAAACACGCATACCAAAGTAAATACGCTACAGATGAAATAGATTTACCAGATTGTCGACATGCTAGTACGATAGAGAATCTATTCTGATTAAAATGATTAAACATATTTTCTTGGTATGGATATAAATCGAACGGAACTAATCCACTATCAAGCGATATTACCTTAAGATATGTACGCGCAAAATATGCAGGATCTTGCATACATTTAGCGTATTCTAAAACTTCAGGTTTTGTAAATTCGGTTTCTACTCCGTCGCGCTTTACTGACGGATTTCCTAGATAACCAAACTCATTATTCTTGATCTTCTGCATCTATAATTCTATCTTTATCCATCAACATTCTTTGTAGGTCTGTGGTAGAACCTACGAATACATTATTATTCGTCACACGTTTGGCTTCGTCTTGCTTATCGTCTTTGGAAAGATCCTTTTTAGCTTTCTGTAGGGCCATCAGTTTTTCTGTAGTATCAGCAATATCCTTTATGGATTTAGATAAAACCTCAAACGCACGGGGGTGCTCTGATTCTCTCGCAAGTTCTGCAAGTGAATCGAGTGAATGAGTTCCAGTTCTTATTAGGTCTCTATAGGTTTCACGAGAAAATTCATAATCATCTTTTATGTCTTTTTCTTCAACCACTTTCGGAGCTTCTGGTTTAACTGGAAGATTCTTTTCCAGTGAGCTTCTCATTTTATCTAATTTGTCCATTCTATATTTCCGTTAGTTACGGTTAGTAGCCTCCACCGCTTGTGCCACCTGTATTGCTTGCAGTATTATCAGTGCCGTCAGTGCTATCTATTACTGTAGTCGCACCAGAGGTAGAAGTATTTGTTTGATTCGCATTATCAGCTACTGCGGCCGTAGTAGTTATTTCTTCTAATATTGCAGCAGTGTTTGGATCAACATCAAATCTTGCTACATTGTCAGTTACTATTATCTGGCCACGCATAGCTGCATGTGATGTGCATTGATAATAATAAAGGCCTTTGTTAGTAAATGTAAATGATGTAGCTTCATTAAGCTCACTGGCCAAAATGTCGCCACTAGAATTTTCAATTTGTAATGGGTGCAATGGCGCTAGTTCATTAATAATTGTTATACTATCGCCTGTGTAAATATTAATTGTGGGATCATTTACTTGTGATATAGATCCACTTCTGTCTAAACTGCTACTATTAAATATATAATCTTCATCATTAGCGTCAATTATGGAATAATTATATGTTTTAGGGTTAAGTATAGAAGTTCCATTAGCAATAGCGTCAGCGACAGCATCTTCGAATTGTCTAAGATCTACAACATCGACATCAACTTCCCTAATAATTGGCTTATCGCCTGTAGGGCCATAAAACTTCATTTTCATTGTAAAATCCAATTGATATATAAGAACTCTACGCGATGTATAATCACCTTCGTAGCTATCGTCAATATTAACGCTATTTAAAATAACTGGAACATCTTGAGTAAATGCAAAATTATCAACAGGCTTTATTGATACAGTATAGTCTGGTGTAAAATATGGAAGAATTTGTTCTACTATTTGTAGGCCGTCGTCTTGGCTTTTTGCCATAATATATAACGACATTCCGATATCATATGAGGTATAATTATTAATTGCCTTTCTTTTAGTAGTATCACTACCGTGATCTTCTATTATTCTATTTAATTTATTTAATTTTTGATTAGCATCAACTGCTAAAGATGTAATTTCAAAGCCCATTCTCGGAAGCTTTAAAGCCACAGATTGTTTATACCCTGATTCTTGATCTAATCTAGAAAGAAACTTTTCCTTAGGACCGTAGGATAATGGAACTTTAATTTGATTGAGAACTCCACCATCTGCTGCTTTACGAATGACATTAATATTGTTAAATAGCGTACCAAAAACGGCCACTGATTTACGCATTGTCGCATGGTAAAAATGTCCACCAAACATTAGAAGTTCTCCGAAGGATCACCAAATGGATTGGTTTCCGTAAAGTCTAAGAAATTGTCAGTAAATGTTTCAAATGCTACATTTTGTGCAGCCGAATCATTTGCCATAAAGTTATCAGTATCGTCGTCGCCTACGTCATATACGCGAGTGATATAGCACGTATTAGCAGATTCTGAACCAACCAAACCATTGGTTGTAGAAGCTATGAATTGTCTATAGTCACTAGCACCAGTTACACCAATATTAGAAACTCCAATTTTAGCAAGTGTGTCCGAAGTTTTATCGAGTGTCTGCACTGTACCATATATCTGTACTGCTGGAGTAGTATCTGTTGCAGCAACTAGGGTTTGTGTTACGGTTTCACCTCGTACAAAATGATTGCCATTTGTAACATCTAATTGTATACCAGCTAAATATGCTTCGCCACCTATTTCATCATCAATAGCATCAATACCAGTATCAAAGTCTTCGTCATTATATTCAAACAATGCGCACGTGAGTTTATATACGGGTAAGTTAGATAACTGATAAAACGGCTTATCGTCTTCAACAAATGTAATTTCAAAAAACGAGTTAGTCATTGGAAGGAATAATAGATCACCTTCTCGAGGTTTATCTAATCCTTCATATGAACCAATTTGATGATTCCAAGTTTTTCGTGATATTACAAACGAAGCTTCATCTCTTATTTCAAGACCAAACTTCTGATAAAGATCACCAGCTCCTTCAAATCCATCTACATTTTCAATATATGCTTCTGTTAAATAAGCATCGTCAAAGTTAGAAGTTGGATCTTCGTTTAGAATATTATCCCTATTAACAAGACTGCGGGGGATATAATAGACATCTTGTCCAAATATCTTAAGTGATTCAATTACCAAGTCTTCATACAGATTTTGTTCTGACCGAACGGCTTGGGAAAAGTATACGTTTCTAGGCATTTATTATCCTACGTAGAAGTCGACTGGCTGCTCCCAGTTTAATCTAACTTCTTCTTCAAGTCTTTGTAATTCTTCAACGGCATCATCAAACAATTGGCGACCATTGAAAGTAACCCCGCCAGGCATTTGCATTCCTTCAAATTTAAGTAAGTTAGCACCCCATTGTTTCTTAATGAGTGCCGTAGCATATTTCTTTAAGAAATAATCGTTATATACATCAGTGAATGTAGATGGATCAATAATTCGATATCCTTCAACTACAATATAAGCACCAATTTGAACTTCGTTTTTCCAATCCATATCGATTCTCAAACGATCTCTATGGCGATCAAATGAGACAAATTTATCGTCTGAATCAATAAGAACGTCTAGTGTGGACAAATATTGTTTAGCCATTGTATACTCTAATAGACTACCCATATAGCCAAGACTATACATATCGTTTAGATGCATTTGGTATTTTACATCGAAAAGGCTTGTGCTTGAGCTATGATCTCTAATTGGAAGAACTCTAATAACATCTGTTACCAAATCGGGTATGTTAATATACCCATAGTCAATTGCACCAATAGTCACTGATGAAATAGTACTAGTGGCCTTAGATGTTGTTCCTATAATTTCATTTGTCGCAATAAAGGCATTTTTATCAATAGGGTCATAATTATTGATTGATAATACGTTTTTGGTTTTAGATACTACAGTGGCAATAGCTTCTTCTTCAGCAGCATTAACCAATGTAGCCGTAGCATTTCCTATTGTACCTGCAGTTGTAACTAATGCTGTATCATTTACTTCAGTTAACGTAAACCCAGTTACATTTGGAGCCGTTCCGACAATTGCACTTACTTTATATTCGGCAGCATCTGAATTATATCCAGTAATAGACCCTACACCGTCGGCAGTTCCAAACAAGTCTGATATAGTAATTCTATCGCCTACAGCAATATCTGCAGCATCACACGTAAAGTTTCCAGCAACATCAGTAATAGCCACAGTTGTTAAAACGGTGCTATTGCTAAGTGTAATTGTTTCACCGACTGTAAAGGCCGCGGCCTCAGCTTCGGTTGGAAGTACTAGTTTGGTATAGTCAATTTTTTCCTTAAGGAATACTTTTTCAATGGCATCAGTATGATAGTGCTGATAGAATTGTAGAGCTTCGTCTATTCTATCATCTAACTGATCGTCGTCAACATTAATTTCAATTACTGGTGCACCTAGATTTCTAAGGCAGTAATCAATTAATGTTTCTCTGCTGTTTGGTTTAGCCATTTAAACACCTCTTACTTTACTATATTTATATACTTTATTTATATGTTACTCAGGCTTGTCGGGCCAAACAATGTTAGCTGGGTCGTCTTGATTAGTGATATCTCTTAATGCTTGTCGATACGAAGCCCATTCTGAATCGAGCTCGGTTCCACATTCATAAGCCTTAATTACCAAATAATCAGTATCTGTTAACATAGAATTTCTTTCGTTTCTAACCCCGGCCCATAAAGCCTCTAGCATTTGATTGACTTCTTCGGCTTCACGCTCAATTACAACCCATTCTAAATTCTCATATGACCAAGATAGACGATGAGTACGAGGATTGTATTCTGGCTCAGCTGGAGCTTCAACCCAACCAGCATCGGCTATTTCTTCTTCGGTATACGTACTACTATCAGTACGAACAGTTTCACCATCACTAAGTATTATTACGTCTGGTAAGACTCGTGGATATTCTCCGTTATTTGTATTTGTATAAATTTTCATATTTATTTTCTCTTTAAAGTTAATACATTCCTACAAAAAGTGTTTGATCAGGATCTATAAGACTCATATTATTATTGGCAGAAGCGTGCGTACTGTCACCAGTAGTATTACAAAATGCTATTCTGATTGAACCTTTTTCAGGAAACGCATACGTTGCTTGTGATTTCATATAGCCGTACCTGCTATAAGTAGCAGACGGTGATGTTTCCTTATACCAATAATATTTATTCGTTATTTGCCCTAATGTTCCATCCCCAACTGGCAAAGGTTCTGTACTCGATATTGGTACACCGTGATCGGCCCCCGTCGATGCTGATCCAGTAGCATTTCGTCTATTCCAATATCCTGCTGAGTTAGGATTATTACTTTGATCAGATGTTGATCCGTTACCATCAGTTCTTAAATTGTTCCATGTTGTAAACGCAGCTACAGTAGCTGGAGTACCTAAAGATGAATAATTACCGGGATTCTGATAAAATACACCAGGAGTAGGAAAGGCAGTATCTGGTTCTATAGCGTGTATTACATTCCCCCCAGCATCTAAAATTTGTATTCCGCCAATAGGGGTGTCGTTCTGCCAACGATAGCTACCGCTATCAAGAGTATGCTGATGTGCAATATATAAATGACCAGTTCTTGGCTGATCTATTTGAAAGAAAACTTCACTTACATCATAAGCACCGTTGTAATCATTGTTATTGCCCATAAATTCCCTAGAATCAATAGCTCTACCTCTAAAATTAGCAAAAGTACTTCTTATGTCAAATAATCGTGTATAAGAAGCATAGCCGGCAGACATAGAGCCTATTCTTTCGTTTTGAAAGGCAGTATGCCTAGTTTCGCCGAGTCCCTCTGGGTTATCAATATAAGGCGCGCGATGAACGTTCATATTGTAGTCAAGCGCATCTAATGATCCACCACGATATTTAGCTTTTGCAGGGTGATGATATGCTGCGAGCCTTCCTAAATTTCCTTTCATTACGTAGCCTCCGTCCACAATACACTCTTATAAGTAAAATTATTTGCTATAGTCTTATCGCCAAAATATAAATCAGTAGCGGCACTATCACCACTATTTAAATTTTGTATACCAAACGATATTTCATCGCCGCCACTATATGTCCCTAGGCTTGCTGAACCACCCGCACCGTCGACTATATCGCCAATCCTAACTCCCCAGATTCCATCGTCAAAAGAAAACCCAGAACTTACGCTATAATAACCATTGGTGCCAATACGGGATTGCGCAGAAATTAACCATCGAGTATTAGGATTATTATACGATCCAGTATAACCATTGCTATTAGACTTTAACCCATAATCAGCAAATACTTCTACCCTCTGCGCTTGCAGAGGATAAAATAAATCTTTAAGTCTTACATTTGTTTTATATTGTGTGTCAGGAAAGCTCATATATATAGTTCCTAAATGGCCACCCGTGTCGCCTTCAGCCACGGGCCCGGAAAGAATCGACATAGCAAACCATGCGCAATTTGGTGTTAAACCTGGAAAACTGCCCTTAGTAAGTACTGGGCCCGACGAACCAAACATAGTATAATCAAATTTTCCAGCCGTAGTTATATTGCCCGCACCGCCCCCTGAAGTAGTACCAGTTAAATCTTCAACGAAAGCATTTCTAACTGGCAATGCCCAAATTTTATAATCTGAATTTAAGTTCTGTAGCCCTGAGAGTATCGTAGAATTGCTAGTAGTATTTGTATAACCATTAAATAAGCTATGAACGCTTTTATAATCAACCGGAGGGCCTGAAACTTGTTGGCCATTTAAATCGCGCTTTCCGGATGGATAGTGTACATACGATTCAATAGCACCGTACTGGAACATGTCACCTGAAGTCATACCTTTAAAAGTATTTAATATATTACGGCTTCTGTATAAATTATATCCCATTATGGTGTATACTCCTCTCTACCAATAAATACATCAGCCTCATGAGAATACGCAGTCTGTGAACCAATACCCGACGGATGATTTACAAAATCTATTTGGACTTTTATTTGGTCTGTAGGCTCTAAAACTATAGGCATGGCTTTGGATATAGGTACTACTGTTTCACCAGGATGAATAATGCATGAAAAAATTAGCCTATTAACGCTTGACCTCGAGTGATATACATTAAGAATCGAAGCATCAGGTTGAGCTGTATTTGTTGTTGATTGATAATAATGCACATACATATAATTATACTTCCACAACTCGCCCGTAGGCACTGCCGTGGTAACACTTACCGTTTGGGAATTATAAATATTACCCCAAGTCAAATGTGTATTTTCGGTTTCTAAGTATAAAGCCGTAGCATTACTAATATTACTCATTTGGTTCTAACTCCACTTACAGTAATATATGACCAATTATAGCTTCCGGCAAGATTTTTTAATGTTCTAAATTGACATTCTAATATTAATTGATCAGCCGTAACACCATCTGCGTATGGAAAGTAAATAGGATTAGAAGAAGTTATCAATGGTAATGACAATTCATGATGTAAAACCCTAACATCTCTGTAAAGATAAGCAGAGGTGGTACCACGTCTTAACCTTAAAGTAAAGTAATGATGAGTTGATTGGGTCTGATTATGTAAAATTAAATTGTCCAACTTAAGCACAGATCCGATCTTAGAAGTACTTGTCGAATTAATCGCAGCAGATATGTCTTTCCACCCAGTAGAACTAGAGACATAAAATTTTTCGGAGTAATTTGTAAATTCACTCGCGCCTCTAATATCTTCGGTGCTTAAATAGGGTATTGTAGTAGTCGCCATGTAATTACCTCTTTATATATCTATAGGTAATAGCTATTGCAAATTTATTTTGATCATAGCCGTAAAGTTGAGCAGGGCTATCAGGTTGACCGAACGGATTACCTATATAATAATTAAAACCGCCAGCAGTAGGAAGAGAATCGCTGGTTATTCTAAGTGGATTATCCGCAGTAACTGGATAAATTGTGCCATGGCCAGGAAGGCGAACATTATCCATTACGTTTAGTGTACCAAGATTTAAGTCGATAACCCATGGAAAACCGTGGGTCGAAGTAACTGATATGCCAACAATATCTAATATATCTGAGGAAAAGTCATCATTATCTAAACTCACATCACTAAATCCAATATCTGTAAGGATGCTATTTAATCCAAGATATTGAGAACTGGCCGCGACGGTAGCGGAATGAACAAATGTTCCTATATAAGTTTCCATTAGTTTGGTATCTCCAAGCCAGAAGCTACAATATGCAATACTTGAGACGAGCCATCATTACCACCTCCAGCAATAGTAGCTGCTTTTACTAAAACTCTTTCTACGTCTCCTACGTATAATGGTGCGTCTGCGCTTACTGCAAAATATGTCGCACCTCTTGGTACTGTTGCTTGAATTATTTGTCCATATGAATTACTGTCGGTATTAAGAAAGATTCTTACAATATAATCGTTACTCGAGCTAGTATTGCATATTGATAGAGTTTCCAATTTTCCGGTTACATTACTACTAGATCGTTCATAGGCTACTTGATTAGTCGAAAGATATGCCATGGTAGTTAGGCGCGTAAATGGAGTAATAGTAGCGGGATTAATATGTGACATTAGCTATATTCCTCAGTTGCGATATAGTAAGTTGGCGTTCCAGATCCGCTTTGACCGCCGTATTCAACAGATAATATTTCATCTTCATAAAGATAAAATGGCCTTTCTTTATCGAATACACATACACTATTTCCTGGAAATACTTCTACCTCGCATATTTTTCCAGCCTCGGCCAAACCCGGATAATTATCACGTGTAAGATATATGATTTTACTTTCAGTAGCACTTGCATCTAAAGTAAATGTTAAATTTACAACCTTAGTTACATAATCTTCATCAGCTGAGGTAGGTGATAGCATTCTGATCGTCCCAACGGGCGATGATGGCGGTACGCTGCCGTAGCCAATTCTTATTCTGATATCACTAATGCCTTCAGCAAGATTAGGATTAGGCATCGCTGTACTCCTGCCAGGATATATACACGCAATAATTACTGCTTGAGACCGAGCTAAAATTATGCGAGAGTGATTGGGCATTAGATACGTAAATCGGTTGATCTTCCTTGGCGATTACCACTTCGCTTTGCGGCTCAACCGTAGCGGTTGCAATACGATTACCAGCATAATAAAGACTATATATTGTACTTTTCCCTAGTGTACTCGCACCTTCCTCTTTATTAGATACCGTTAAATTTACAATTTTATATAATTTTTCACTAGACGTCGCGGTAAATATATTACTAGGGGTTGTACCAGGGAAGTACGAATCACTTTTAAACTCTGTTGTTTTAGTATAGTAATTAGACGGATTTACATTTATAATTTCAGTTGCCATAATATAATTTATCCTAGTAAGTACTGTAATCCAATCACATCACCCACAGTTAAAGAGTCGCGTTTAATATCAGGATCTTTAATATATAGTTTTAGCTGATTTACTGCCCAGGTAGTAGCTACATAAACTCCGATACTTACCCAACCGTCAGCTACTGCGGTAAAGGAGTTGGATCTCTGAGTCCAACTTGTGCCGATAGTAGTACCTGACGCTATCGTGTATTGCCGGGACTCTTCTTGAACTAAAGAATAGCTAGCACCATTACTTACATGCGTTTTACCGGCCGGTAAAGTAGTAGTTGTATCATACTGATAGGCGTATATCCATATGCTGCCCGTAGCATTAGCTTTAACTGGAACGGTAATATGAATTTTTTCACCGGCCTTAACTTTAAATGCTTTAAATGATAAACCTGATAATATTCCTCCAGCAATTGGAGTCAATTGAACCGCGTCTTCAGTAGTATTCCATATAACCGAATCTTCTACGTTATTGTTGAATCCAGGAACCCAGCCTTTTACTCTCGCTAATGTTCTATCCGCGTCGTCAATATCATCAATGTCAAGGTCTCCCCAAAACAGTCTATTACCACTGCCAGGGTAAAGCAATACTTTTCTAGTACTACCTGCTGTATTGGGAAAGGTAAATTCATTAGCAGTACCGCTATTAATAACAGTATCACCAGCTATGTTTAGATCACCCGCAACATCAACAGCATCGTTTGAACTATCGATATGCATGATAGTATCGTCATGTGCAGTAATAATTGTATTATCAGATTTTTTAAAATATAGAGCGCCGTCTGCGGTGTTCATGGCCATTTCGCCATCACCGAGATTTTCAGCTGTAGGAATTGCGTTCGCGTTATTCGAACGTCTTAGACGAATTTCAGTTTTTACGGCCAATTTTGGCTTCTCCTATGTTCAATCTCTATATAGAGCTGTTAATAAAATGTAGCTTCCTTGTATATACAAGGTGTATAAAACTATTTATACGTAAGCTTAGTAGTCTCCGCCATCAATGACGTTACTAAATGCTGGTGCAGCACCACTATCTGCTTGTAAAATAGATCCATCAGCTGTTGAAGCAGCTGTAACATCTAAAGCATTAGTGCCATCACCATATACGACACCGTTGTCTGTAACTGTTGCTAAACCAGTACCACCATATTGAACTCCAACTGTTGTACCATTCCAAGTCCCCGTTGTAATAGTACCAAGAGTCGTAATTGTAGCTTGACCAACATAGGTTGATGCAATATCGATAGAATCTGTGCCTACTGTAATTCTATCTGCTGTACCTACGACATCAAGTTGGTTACCAGTTTTAGTTAATCCATCACCGGCTGTAACCTGACCAAGGCCTGAGAATTGAGTAAATATAACATTATCTGTACCTACAGTACCTACTGGATCGGATAGTACAAATCCACTATTTTCATATGTATCACCACTATCTACGAATACAAAGTCACCACCAGCCATTTCAGTTGGTGTATCAAAATCATCTGCCCTGGTTAAAACCGTAGTTGATGTCACTACGTAGATACCATTATGAGCTTTGTTAGTTTCACCATTAATGATAACCCTGTCGCCTGTAGTAATATCTGTAACGCCATCGAAATCACCACCAGCGAAATCAAATGTAGCACCTGTAAGCTCTAACGTTGCGCCATCACCACTACTTCCATTATCATAATCTACTGCAGTAGCACCTGTGATTGATTGAAGCGTAGAATCTACTAATGCATGTACTTGTTCGTGTACGTGTAAACCTTCAGCAAGTGCATCAACATAAGATTTAGGTACTAATGAGTTATCACTAAAATTATTTCTGAGCTCGTAACCAGACGGAAGAGTAACTGTACCCTCTCCGTTAGGCGAAAGGGTTAGATTTCCGTCTGTATTAGTGGTAGAAATATCATTACCATCAATAGTAATATTATCTACATCTAAAGAAGTTAGCGCATTTATATCAGTTATTGTATCGCCAAGAGATACGTCTGTTGAACCGATTGTAATACCATCGTTGGTAAGCTGTGCGTTGGTAACTGTACCATCCAGCTGAGACGTTGCAATTGAAAGGTCTCCTTCGTGTGTCGTAACATCAGTAGTAGTTACTGTATAACCTGTGATATATCCTGCGCCATTTGTAAGCTCATTATTATTTGTTGGAATATCGCTTGTAAGTGCAACAGTACCAGTTGTTGTTGGAAGCGTTAATGTACCAGTGTTACTAATAGAAGAAATTACAGGTGCCGTCAGAGTCTTATTCGTAAGAGTTTGTGCGCCTGTTAACGTAGCAACTGTCGAATCAATTGCTAATGTCACTTGATTATCAGAAACTGTAGAATCTATACCAGTACCGCCAGTAAATGATAGCGTGTCCGTACCAACAGTAACGGTATCACTATTAGTACCGTCACTGATTGTAAGACTAGCAGATAAAGAACTTGTGGCATCATCAACATATTCCTTAGTAACCAGTGAGTCATCACCGAAGCCAGTTCTATCTTTATATCCGTCAGGAACATTAACAACTCCAGTGCCATTAGGAGAAAGTACAATACTTCCGTTGGTGGCAGTATTGGAAATCGTGCCACCATTTAAATCTAGATCATCAACCTTTAATTGCTCGAGCTTAGAATCAGTATTCGTAATAAGAGCACTGTTTGCTTGAAGTGAACCCTTTGCGTGGTCCATCATATCAGTAAAGTATTTACCACCAATAACTGCTACAGCCGTAGCGAATCCGGTACCGTCTTCAGCTGCAGCACCAATATATAGTCTATCACCGTTATTAGAACCATTATCTGCTAGGTAGGAATATGCTAATTCACCAGTCTTTAGATTCGTTGGTGCGTTAGTAGTCGCTCCAGTTGTTAATATCTTTATTCTCGTTTTTGCTGCCATATTAGTATAGTCCTGCAGTTATAGTAACGTTTTCGTTTTCAACATTAGTTTTTAATTCGAATTTTTCTGATGTTGCATTATAAATTAATACTGCTCCATCAGCTTTTCCGGCGGCATCAATATCGGCCAAATCTCCTAGAGATATCCCACCGGTATTAATCTTTAAAGTTTGAGCTACAATTTGATTTTGCTGAGTAGCTTTACCCTTTAATTGATTAGTCTGTTTAACCTTAGCCTTTATCGACATATTAGCTGGCTCTTGTTACGCCAGGCATAACTTCAACCTGTCCTTCTAAAACCCTAGTAACCGAAACTCCATCATCAGCCGTAATTTCTACATCGTATACATATCTGCCAGCTTTCATACCATTAGTTTGTGTAGCAGTTAGAGATATTTCTAAGTTACCATTTGTAGGATTCGGGATCGATGTTGCAAAATCGACAGCAGTAGAAGAACTATACGTTTTTCTAATTTGTCCAGAGGCGGTATAATTAGTTAAATCTAAAATGTTTCCATCATTATCCGTAACAGCGATCTCAGCTGTAAAGGTTGTACCTTGATCTACCGTTAAATTAGAAATAATTGCCATCTACTTATCCTATTTAGTATTATTTATATTCTTTAATTCTTCAATAGCTGCTTTCAATTGGCTATTTTCTTCTTTAAGCTCTTTAATCGCTTCGATAAAGAGAGCCGATAGTTGGTTATAATCTACTACTTTGTGAGAATCTTCTCCGTTAAGATCTTCTGTGTCGCTAACAGCTGATGGTAATACTTCTTCAACGTTTTGTGCAATAACACCAGCTGAAGCTTTACCATCTTTTTTCCAATTGAATGTTACCCCATCTAATTGAGATACTAACTCTAGCGCACCTTCTACTTTTTCTATATTGTCTTTTAACTTTTTATCAGAAGATGTTGTGGTAGAGTATGCAATAATATTACCGTCAGCGTGGAAGTTACCATTAGACATAAAGGCAAATTCTCTCTGGCCAGCAAAGTGAATCCCCGCAGCTGCGGTTGAATCAAATAGCATGTAATTATCATTGTTATAACCAAATGCCGTAACGCTTCCACTAAGATCTTCCAATACATTAAATTGAACGGCAATATTGTTGCTTCGAAGACTTACACCGTTTCCAGAGAAAAATCTCACAGAACTGCTTTTACCCTGTGCCTGCACCGCATTGAAACCGTCCGTTAATGCGTCCATCGTTCCTGGTTGAGTCGTAGAACTTTCGTCATACACGTTTATATTACTATAAGCATTTTGGTTTTCTTCTGCAGTAGTACTAATTGTCAGTCTACTATTACTTCCCGCGCCACTCGATGGTCTAGTAACAGTAATTGTACCATCTCCAATTAAATATATGTCTTGTTGGTCAGTACTATCTGCTGCGTTAGTAAGCACAATATACTGGCCATTGCTGTCGTGAGTAATAGTTGTGTTGAGGGCCAAGGTATACTCAGTGTCAGCCGAAGATGTACCTGCACCAATTAATGTTCTTACGTCTTCAGCTGTAATGTCGGTATTGAATGTAGGAGTACCGTCAGTCCCTAGTATCGCTGGAACACCAGTATCTGAGGTAATAGCGTTAACTGAGTCTTCAAGTGCTGATATATCTACACCATCAACCGTTGCATTAGCTTGATGCAATGTAATATTTCCATCATCTGTAAACGTAACTAGCTCAGAGGTATCCGATAATGTATTATAGAACGTATGATTACCTAAGGAAAAGTATCTACTAGCATTCGCATGCATTTGAATACCACTTAATATTCTACCGGTCGACGCGGCGCTGTCACTGGTATTAGGCTCATCCGTAGCTGCAACTAGATACATACCATTGTAATCATACAGAACCTGCGCAGAATCACCTGTATGCTGTTTTTCAATAAAGTATATACCACTTTCAGTGCTATTATACTGAATAGGTGGAGTAGAGTTAGGAACAATATGACCCACTGAAGCGGAAATTTCAGCTTCACTTAATGCGCTATTGCCTTCAGTATCGAGATTCGGCCCTGCTGCAGTATTAATTGAAGCCTGAACGGGTATCGCCGCGGCCGATATTCCAGTTAAATGGCCATTATCGTCAATTGTAAGATTCTGAATAAAGTTACTGCCGGCATTTGTCGATGTTCCAGCGCTAAGAGTAGATGTATTAGCATGATTAATCGTAATTGATGCTGGCGCTTCTGATCCTTGAGTTGTTACTTCTGCGGCTGCAGTTAAATCTATACTAGTACCACCTATAAACTTAATTGTACTATCATTAGAACTAGCATCAAGTTCAGTGGTATCAGACATTACAGTTTTAAATATATTTTGTGTCGAGCCTTTATCATCATTTGTTACGGCTATAGCTACGTTAATAGGATTAGTTAATCCGCTGGTCCCGTCGCCAGAAAGGTTAACATTAACTGTCGCTCCGTCAGAATTTGTAGCGTCCCCTTTAAACCTTATGTTATTAGCAGTGGGCAAAACATCTACAGTAGTCGTGCTACCGCTACTAGGATCATCGAATAATGAAAGTTCTCGTATATAACGAGCATCAAAATTGTAAGTTTCATATCCGCTAATATGCCCTTGGTCTAGTGTTAACGAAACCACACTAGTTCCATTGGTTGGGGTTGCGGTCGATTCAGTACCAGCAAACGCTTTATGTTCAATATAAACTTCCCTATAAGCACTGTTTAAACTTAATTCAATTATTCCGTTATCATTAATTTGCTGATCACCCGCACCCTCACTAGTTTCAGGGACATAGCTTCCTTCTTTAAAATATACACTGGACGAGTTAGTGACCGGCGCCAATGTCGACGCATTTACTCCTAATAACCAAGAATCAAAATCATCAGCTTCAGTAATGATATTTGAATATGTAGCATTCTGATTTACAATGTCATCAGCATAGGGATTTAAAACCTGCCATCTATTGGTTGCTTCACTAAATACTAGCTCTGCGTTCTGCAATGAGCCGCGATTTACATTTATACCAGCATAAGTAAATGCTGGAGTAGCATTACTTGCAAGATCAGAGTTAAGCAAAATGGTATTATCACCAATATTAACTTCATTCGATGTAACAACATTAAAGTCATCATTAACAGTTAAGCTGCCTCTAACTATTAGATCTTTACCGATAATACCACCGCCAGCAGTTTTAAATGATGCTGTAGAGATCTCATCGGGCTGGTCTTCGTTTGTAATTGACGCGTCCGCATCACCTTGAATATCAAGCGAAGTGGTAATTTGTACGTTGTCAGCTAAACCAACGGTAGCGGATGAGCCTTCACTCGCAGTATGCGAAACTGTAATCTCATTAGAAGTACCAGATATTCCAGACATATAGTTACCGGTGGTATCAGTACCAAGGGCTACGCTATTTGGTTGTATTGTGGTTGAAATGGACACATTTCCAAGATCAGTCATTGTCGCCGAACCAGTAACATCTCCACTTAGAGTAATAGTTGGATCATTTACGTTAAAGGTAAACTGCTTATTAGTATTATCCCATCCAACTGATATACCGCTTTCAGTGCTAGATTCAACTAGATGTTTAGCATTATCGAAAGTGACGATGGGAGTAGTAGCTTTAGTCCATACGGTACCATCAGCATTTGGATCCATGTAAGACACTTCCCACGCTCTATCATAATCACTTAGTTGAGAAGGATAATTCGCCCCATCAGTTAAAGCATTCTCACGGTATAATAATTCTACATCAGAAGCACCTGCAACCGCGCCATTTGTTTCCCCAGCTTCGTTTTCATCAAAAATTCCACCATTTATATTGATTAAGCCTCGATCAATAGAAATACCTTCACCTGACGCGACATTACCAGCTAATTTTACAAATGAAGTTTCAAACGAAACTTCGGTGCCGCCACCGCCAAGCAACAAATTACCATCTCTAATATCTAGCGTTGAGCCAGTTGGATATGTAACAGTGTTACCGCTTGTAAACGTTAGATCTTGATTAATCGTCTGGCCGCCGTTAGATGTTATTGTTCTAAGCACGGTATCATCTACAGTAAGAGCACCTGATCCACTACTTAATTGATAAGTAGCAGATAGATTAGTTAAAATTAATCCATTAGCTAATGCCTCCCCAGCTACAGCATTACGACCGGATAATGTAAATCCTATCTGTGGTAGAATATTAGTATCAGGAATTGTTAATTCTAAAGAAAAGGTCTGATCAGATGTACTAGAAGTTCCAACTATGGTTACTTCGTCTTGAGCTCCAAGACTATAGTCACTATTTAAATATTTTATAAATGCTACTAAAGTATATCTACCATCTAAGTTATTGCTGGCGTGTGGAATAGTACCACTAAAGTAAACAGTCTTACCTCTTAAATTGGTATCTTGAATGAAGGTACTTGTTTCTAAGAATACGCCACCGTCAGTAGAATCATTTGGATCTAAACGGTTTAATGGATTTCCACCCCAAGGCGTGGCATTATCAGTTCCAGCAGCAATGGCGGTATTAGGTGATCTTGTAA